CAAAAATACACTATTGGTACTCATCTCACAGCAAAGAAATCAATTTGGATCTATGCATGCCTCCCATATTCCGACAGGAGGAATGGCAGTTAAGTTCTTCTCTTCCACGGTCATTAAGTTATGGTCTTCGGAAGCTGAGGCTAATGCGATTAAAGCGGGCATTAAAGTTGGTGACAAAATCATTGAGCAAAGAGTTGGCAGACCAGTCAATTGGATTATTGATTACAACAAACTCGGCCCCCCTAATCTTTCAGGACAATACGACTTCTACTATCAAGGAGAAATCTTAGGAGTAGATGCAGTCGGAGAAACGCTAGATGTTGCAGAGATGGTTGGTGCAGTAGAAAAGGGTGGAGCTTGGTATACAGTAAACGGAGAGAGACTTCAGGGACGTGCAAAAGCAGTTGCTTACTTAAAAGAAAATCCAGAAGTAGTTATAGAATTGGCTGATAAAATAAATGCCAGATCTTAATGAATTTTTAAACAACAAAGAGCAGAAAGAGGCTCTTCGTTCCACATTGGAAAGCCTTGAAGGTATTAGACCTTGTTCTAAATGTGAGCTTGATGTGGATGGTGGGTTGTGGGATCCAGAAAGTTTAACTATGCAATGGACATGCTCTAATGGACATGAAACAAAGCATCAGGTGGGCTAATGTCAGAAAGATCAGAAGTTAAAAGAGATGGCGCAAAAGCACAAAAGAATAGTGGGCGTGGAGATTATCAAAAGGGTGATGCCAAATGGAATCAATTCCTTGTTGATTACAAGGAGGCATCTTCTTCTTTTACTTTAAACAAACCAGTGTGGTCTAAGATATGCACTGATACATTTAAAGTAAGTAGAGATATGCACCCAGCGTTAAAAATAATTATAGGAACTGATTCTAAGGTTCGTCTTGGAATCATTGAATGGACGGTATTAGAAGAACTGATATCGTTTTGGGAGGAAAATCATGAGTAATCCAGATGTTAGTTTTGTTGGAAAGATTGGGCAGGATCCAGTTGCTTTAGGCAATGGCGGATTAAGGCTAAGAGTTGCAACCAATGACCGTATTAGAGATGACTCCACTGGAGAATGGAAAGACGGTCCAACTTCTTGGTGGACAGTTAAAGTTTGGAATAGACTTGCAGAGCAAGCTAAAGATGTCCTTAAAAAAGGACAAGAGGTTACTATCTCTGGAGTAATCTATGAAGAGACATGGAAAGACAAAGAAACGGGACAAACCAAAAATAGTTATGAAATTAAAGCCACTAGCATTGGCTTGACTCCATGGTCTGTTTCACGTGAGAAGGCTTCGTCTAGCGCAAGCTGGGACATGAACGCAGAGGTTCCATTCTAGTGATTTCTTTTATTTGTGGGGCGGCAATTGGATTTATTATTGGTTACGGCCTTGGTTTATTTATTGACAAATTAGACAAGAGGGAAAAAGATGGCAGAAGATAAAAATACACTTGAGTTGATAAGCGATATCACAGAGTTCAATGACCTGCATGAGTTTATGAAGGATGAGCATTTAGATAAAGCTCTGGCTATTGTGGTAAAATTATTAATGAACCCAGACGTACCATCTGCTAAAGCTCCACATTTAATTATGGAGCTGCAGGCTATGTCAACTAAGTTTGCCGTACTTGCTTCAGTATATTCTACTATTGCAAAAGACAAGGCTGGAACAGCAAACAACAATAAAAAGAATATTTATTATTCAGTAAAGGAGTCCATAGACAAACTTGTAGATGCACTTAAGTATGTCGTTAGGTACAATTCATAAATGGCAAGAGACATTGTAAAAAATTTAAAGTTTAAAAAGCATACTGGCAAACACTTTGATCCAGAATTATTTGCCCAGCTGCTTGATGAGTCATACCGTAATACTAAACGTGCTGATGGAGAGATGACAAAGAAATCATTTAGCCCTAGCTCTTTAGGATACGGCCATGGAACATGCCCAAGATATTGGTACATGGCATTTAGTGGAGCAATGTTCATTGATGACAATGATGCCGTTGCTGTTGCTAACATGGCACAGGGCACACAGGCTCATGAAAGACTTCAAAAACTTATTTCTACAATGCCTCAATTTGTAGCAGAAGAAGAAGAGATCATAAACGAATATCCACCAATTCGTGGATTCATTGACTTAATCATGGAGTATGATGGCGAAACCGTAATTGGTGAAATTAAAACGGCAAAGCAAGAAGTGTGGGATACAAGACAATCAGAGATGAAGTCCTCAGATAACCATATGCTACAGTTACTTACATACATGAAACTTAAGAATGCAAAAGAAGGATTCTTTCTTTATGAAAATAAGAATACACAAGAGATCCTAATTATACCAGTATCAATGAACGATAAGAATAAAAAAATAATTGAAGATACATTCCTTTGGATGCAAGAAGTTTGGGATAATTTTCAAAATGGAGACTTGCCAATGCGCCCTGCGGGTGTAACTAAATCTAAGATGCCATGTACGTATTGCCCTGTCAAAAAAGCATGCTACGATAAATCGGGACCAACAGGAACTGTGCAGATAGAACTGTACAGAATACCAACATTATGATATGTTCAAATAAAGAGTGTGCAAAGGATTTTGATCCTAAGACTCATAATCAAAAATATTGTACTGATGAGTGTTGCAGAGTTGCAACAAACAGAAGGATAATGGAAAAATATTATGAAAGAAAAGCAATCAAGAATGGATCTGTTAGACAGTGTTCTAAATGTAAGGCTAAGTTAAGCAGATACAACACTGACATTATATGCGCCCATTGCGAAAAGAAAAGAAGCAGGACTAAAAATTTGCTTCAGGAAATTATAGATGAAATTAAGTAGCCTTGTAAAGACAAAAGCGCATCGTGTTCTTGGGATAGATGCGTCAACAAACTCTATTGCTTTTTGCCTAATGGAAGGCAACAAGCCATTAAAGTGGGGTAAGATTGATCTTGCTGGCATGGACATATACGAAAAGATATATGATGCTAAAAAGAAAATGTCTGTTATGCTAGAGGAACTTAGGTCAGACTATATAGTTGTTGAAGGTGCCATACTTGTCAGATCACCAGATGCTGTGATAAAATTGTCTTATGTGTATGGAGTTGTAATTGCAGAGCTTATGTCCACGGGGGCAAAAGTTATAACAATACCACCCAGCTCATGGCAGGCGCATATTGGCAATAAAAACCCAACAAAAGCTGAGAAGGAAGCAATACGTATCAAGAATCCAGGCTATGCTGACTCTTGGTACAAAAATCAATTAAGGAATATGCGTAAGCAAAGAACTGTTGATTATTTTAATAAGATGTACGGATTAGATTTAAATGATTTTGATGTTGCAGATGCATTCGGCATTGCACATTATTCCAATGAGGTGTTAACTAAACGATGAGTCCAGACTGGCAAGAGAAGAGTAATCAAGAAGAGTTTGTTTTAAAATTACTTAATAATAAAAAAGAAGGATACTATGTAGAGCTAGGAGCATTTCATTCTAAGAATGGAAGCAATACCTATAGACTAGAAAATGAGTTTGACTGGAAGGGCGTTTCTTTTGAGATAGTTCCAGAATTTCACAAAGAGGTATCAGAAAATAGAAAGAATCCATGTATTCTTGGAGACGCTACTCAGTTTAATTATATTAATTATTTTGAAGAGAACAATTTTCCAAAGCAGATAGATTACCTACAGGTAGATATTGATGGAGGGTATGATCCAAATGGATATGCCGTTGGCAACCCATACCTATCTTTACATGGCTTATTAGCAGTACCATTAAACCAGTATAGATTTACAGTAATAACATTTGAGCATGATGCTAATTTAGTTTTAAATAATATAGCCATGCGTGATGCACAAAGACAGATACTTGATTCACTTGGATATGCTCTTGTGGTTAGAGATTTCCATGAAGACTGGTGGGTTGATAGAAGCGCTATCGGTTACACAGATTACAGACAGCATTTTAAATGGAACACAATGTGAAGCTTTACCAAAGTAAAGAGTGGCTGTATAGAAGATATGTAGTTCAAAGAAAGACAGTCACTGAAATTGGAAAAGAGTGTCAAGTATCTGCTATGACTATACAAAGATACCTAGAGCAGTTTGGATTAATTAAAAAAAGATGAGTGTCTTAGATAAATTTTGCTACAGCATATTCCATATACCAGGATATGGAGACTCCGCCAATATAAGGCAGTCTCTATTTGATGAGCTTGACTTATATTTATCTGATAAGATAAGCAAACTTGACACGCCTACAATTTTAATATCTTCTGAAAAAGATTACTTTGATGCCCAAGACAAGTATCAAATACTAGATCCAAGATCAAAGTTTAAATGGGGAGAGCTTGGTATATGGGCAAGTAACCTAATAGCAATGAAAAACTTTATTGAATCTGATAAAGGGTATCTAATGCTAATGGAAGATGACATCTATGTAAAAGATAAAGACTTATTCTTAAGTCTTCTAGAAAAGTATATGATGCTACTGCCAGACAATTGGGACGTATTCAGTTATTTTGTTCATCCCAAAGAATATTGGTTGGGGTATGGAGTAGAGGTTGACAACTCAATACCAGGATTTCCAATATATAGGAACATACTTCCCCCAGAAGTTTCATTTGAAAGTGATGTAGTTGAGGCATATCAAGATTGGTCTTTACTTTGTTACATAGTAAATAGAGATTCAGCAAAAAAAATATTATATTTTGTTAAAGAAAATGGAATAACAGAACCAATAGATTGGTTTATTTTTAATAAGTTTAACAAAGTTTTTAATACTTACACAATATCACCTACAGCGTTACCAGGCTGTGAGCTTTATGAAACAACATCTCAATTCCAACAGAAAGAGATGCCAATGACCATACCAGGAAAGAGAACTATAGATGTCTAGAGAAACTTCAGAAAAGATACCAAATTGGTTTGAGATGGGATCAACTCAAGAAACATTTGGAAGCATACTTTCTGAGTATACTGGCCAAGATAATTTAAGGTTTTTAGAAATAGGATCATTTTGTGGCGACAGCTCAGCATGGATTGCTAAAAACATTTTGACTGAAAAAAATTCTTATTTAGATTGCGTTGACCCTTGGCTTGTTGATGTAGAAAATTTAATATACGACTGGTCAGAAATAGAAGCAGAGTTTGATAAACAAATAGAACCTTATAAAGATAAAATAAATAAGCATAAATCATTTAGCTTTGATTATTTAATTAAAAATAGAGAAACATTATTTGATTTTATATATATTGATGGAGATCATTCTGCAAAAGCAATACTAGAAGATGCCGTTTTAAGCTGGAGTATTCTTAAGATTAATGGTATTATGGCATTTGATGATTATGAATGGCAGCATCCAGAAGGCAGTCAGTATAATCCTAAAAAAGCTATTGATGCGTTTTTAGATATTTATAAAGAAAAAATATCTGTCATTCATGTTGGTTGGCAGGTTTGGATTAGAAAGACGGCGGAGTAATGGGATTTGTATCATATCCAAATAAAGATAACGGGTATCAAATGTGGGTGACAGACTTACAATTAATAGCAACTGATGCACCATCTGGACATAAAATAATTACAGAGTGTTTAGAGATAGCAGAGATGCTAATAAAAAAGAATGTTTCCTACGGAGACTCAGCATTAAATCCCATGAGATTATTCGCACAGTCAGATTCAGTAGAGCAGTTAAAGGTTCGTATTGATGATAAATTAAATAGAATTAAAAACTCACAGGGGTATGCTGGGGATAATGATATTGATGATTTAATTGGATACCTAGTGCTATTAAGAATAGCCATGTCTCAGGTTGCCATTTCAGTCGACTAGAAGTATAATAGTATCATGAGCGATATAGAGCCAGCAGTACATTTTGATCGTATGAATAAAGTCGTTGAGGAACTACTCAAGGGCAATTCAGCCACGCAGATAGCAACAGCTACAGGATTATCTAGAAAAGAAGTCCTAGAGTTTATTGATGAGTGGAAGACAGTAGTACACAATGACTCTAATATAAGAGATAGAGCAAGAGAAGCAATCTCTGGTGCTGACCAGCACTATGCAATGCTTATTAAAGAGGCCTGGAAGACTGTAGAAGACGCAGATCAAAGCGGGCAGCTTAGTGTTAAAGCAGGAGCTTTAAAGCTAATTGCAGACATAGAGACTAAAAGAATAGCAATGCTTCAATCTGTTGGAGTTCTAGAGAACACGCAGATAGCTTCACAAATTGCAGAGACAGAACGCAAGCAAGAAATATTGGTTGGTATATTAAAAGAAACAACCGCATCTTGTCCTAAATGTAAAATGGATGTTGCAAAAAGGCTTTCCCAGATTACTGGTGTAGTGGAGGCAATAGTAATTCAGGACGCAGATGTCATTTGATTTTTCAGATTTAATTGACATACTTGACGGAGAAGAATTTGAAGAGCGTCCAGTAGACCTACAAACATTTGTTACTGACCCAAACTATTTAGCCCTGCCACCACTATCCGAATTACAGTATACTTTAATTGAAAAGTCATCTCAAATATACAAAGAGTCTACACTAATAAAACTTTTTGGAGAAGAAGACGGCAAGCTGAGATTTAAGCAGACATGCAATGAAGTAATTGCCCAGCTAGGCAAAGGTTCTGGTAAGGACTACACAGCTACCATATCAGTAGCATATCAAGTGTATTTATTGTTATGTTTAAAAGATCCAGCAACATATTATGGTAAGCCACCAGGTGACACAATTGATATCCTTAATATTGCTATTAACGCACAGCAGGCGAACAATGTTTTCTTTAAAGGATTTAAGACAAGAATTGAATTATCCCCATGGTTTGCTGGAAAGTATGAGCCTAAAGCATCTGAAATTAAATTTGATAAGAATGTAAATGTATACTCAGGCCACTCTCAAAGAGAAGCATGGGAAGGATACAACGTTATAACTGTTATCCTTGACGAGATCTCTGGTTTTGCCATGGAAAATACAACAGGACATGACCAGGCTAAGACAGCTGATGCTATATATGACATGTACCGTGCATCTGTGATGTCCCGTTTCCCAGACTACGGAAAAGTAATTTTACTTTCGTTCCCACGTTTCAAAAATGATCCAATACAAAAATTCTATGAGTCTGTTATTGGAGAAAAAGAAACTATTATTAGAACAAAGACTCTTAAGATGGACGATGATCTTCCAGACGGAACTGATGGCAATGAGATAACTATCGATTGGGAAGAAGACCATATCATATCTTATCTGTATCCTAAAACATATGCTTTAAAAAGGCCAACATGGGAAGTCAACCCAACTAAAAAAATTGAAGATTTTAAGGTAGACTTCTACAAGAATTCAATGGATGCTCTTGGTAGATTTGCTTGCATGCCACCAGAGATGGTAGATGCTTTTTTTAAGTCACGTGAAAAGGTAGAGAAGGCATTTAATAATACTGCTCTTGCTGTAGATAGCTTTGGTAGATTAGAAGAATGGTTTAAGCCAAAAGAAGATACAAGATACTTTATACACGTTGACCTTGCACAAAAGCACGACCATTGTGCAGTCTCACTAGCACATGTTGAAAGATGGGTTAATGTTAGAGTTACAAACGAGTACTCTCAGCCAGCACCAATTGTTAGTGTAGATGCAGTTAGATACTGGACACCTACACCTGATAAGTCTGTTGATTTTACTGAGGTTAGAGACTATATACTTGCACTTAAAACTCGTGGGTTTAATATAGGAGTATGTACATTTGACCGCTGGAACTCTCACGATATGATGCAGCAGTTAAAGCAATACGGAATCAATACTGAAATTTTGTCAGTGGCTAAGAAGCACTATGACGATATGGCTATGGTTGTTTTAGAAGAAAGACTTAATGGTCCATATATACCGCTTCTAATTGATGAATTGTTGCAGTTAAAAATTATGCGTGATAAGGTTGATCACCCAAGAAAAGGTTCTAAAGACTTGGCGGATGCAGTCTGTGGGTCTATATTTAATTCAATTAGTAGGACAAGGCCAGATATGAACAATGAAATAAACATTCATACATATGAGTCAATGTCAATACATGATGATTTTAGTAGAGATAACCCAGATGTAACATCAACTAATATGATCAGGGCACCAAGAATGCCACAGGATTTAAGAGAAGCAATGGACAGGATGCAAATAATATGAGTGAATATCAAGATAAAGCTAAAGAGTGCAAGTGCTGTGGCAAGCATGTTCCGCTTCCAACTGTATTGAGAGAGTTTAATGGCATAGTTGTATGCCCAACTACATTTGCCAATATAATGGAATACACTAGAGTTTGGAACTCTATTGGATCAAGGCCTCCTGGAAAAATAAGAAAACATTTTTCAGAGTATGTACAGCAGATAGTTGAAAAAAGCATTGACAATAACGATAAGATTATACTATAATTGCAACTAGGTAACAGTAGCTTAGTTGGTTAAAGCCCCGAACTCATAATTCGGTAATCGTAGGTTCGAGTCCTACCTGTTGCACATGGGAGAATATGTGAAAGATATAGAGTACTACATAGAAATCGGTGCTGTTTCAGTTGAAGGCATTGATGAAGATGGGGAGTTTATTTTTCTTATAACAGAAAAAGCCAAAGATGTTGCTCCAGAATTATGGAAAGCCCATACAGAATATATTGATGATGCAATGCTAAAACTTTTTGAAAGTGGATTTTTAGATGTATCTTATGATGAAAATTTAGAAGCAACTTTCTCTCTAAGCCCAGAAGGAGAAGAGATGGCAAAAGAATTAGGGCTTGTAGAAATGAATAAAGAAGAAGAATAGTACACCTCTGTAGCTCAGAGGAAGAGCAACAGACTTCTAATCTGTTGGTCGCTGGTTCGATTCCAGCCAGGGGTACGATACGTAGTATCACTTATATAAGGAGAAAAAAAATGAGCGAAGCAAAGTGTCCAGTAACTGGGCATTCAACTAATGCAAATGCAACAAAGAATGCAGACTGGTGGCCTAATCAGC